ATGAGTTGGCTATCGGTGTGGCAGGTGGAAACGAAAAGACCGACCACACCGATGCGCTTGATAGTGCGGTTGCTATCGTTCCTCGTAGAGTGGTTATCGCGCTCATCCTACGAGCCCGCCTGGATGAAGATAGTCTGCCACCAAACCTCGGATTCGTGCGAAAAGTGTGTTCCCCATGCGATATGGACTAGGCTGGAAATCAGGACTTATGCCTCCAGTTGCAGACATTTGCCTGGACTGCCACACGTCAACTGCGATTAACATTGCAGCTTCTCTTACTTGTGGAAGCGTTGCGTAATCAATGTTAGTTGAACCATAAACTCGGCCGTATGGCGCAATGGTGTGAAAAGCGCGTGTTGTTATTTGTGCATTGACAAACTCAATGTAATGCTCGCCATTGTTCACGACTTTAGTAATCGTTTGATTGCCGTTAAAATGCTGACGTACATTTTCGACAGTAATCGTGTCACCCACAATAAACTGTTGGCGATTGTCTGTTATGTAGATTCTGCCAGTCGTTCCCGATGCGCTGATTGCGTAGACAGTCTGCTCGTTGAACCATAGCTTTTCGATAAGAAGGTTTTCAGCTGTTTGACAAACTTCTTCGACTATGGCATCAGAATAGAGCGCACCGATGCCAAGATTGGCGCGGAGCTCAGCCTTGGTGACGTATGTGGCTGCCATCTCTATCCTTTCAGTTTGGGTGACTCTCGGGCCGAGCCTCGAACCCGAGAGTCACGATTAAAACAGTCCTATCAGGACTTGTTGAACCAGTTAGCGCCAGCGGCTAGTTTCGTGGCAAGTGCGCCATAGCCGTAGAGCAGAATGTCAACAGTTCCATCAGAGTTGACGTTGGTGCGGAGTTGCTGACGACCAGTCTCATACCAGGTGTATGCGTCTGGGTTAACAACAACCATCGAGTAGTCAGCGGTGTTATCGCCGCCAGCTCCTACGATGTAGCGTGAAACGCGAAGGTTTAGACCTGCGACAGTTCCGGAAACTGCATCTGGGCGAAGCGCTCCAGCTGCGTTTTGTGGATTGCTTGCAATATAGATTGGGCGACCTTGGTCGTTGTAACCCATAATGTTTGCCCATTGCTCAGGTGTGACAACAATCGAGCGAGCGAAGCCAAGGCTTGCTGAGTAGATTGCTGCGGCTGCGCTGGATACATAAGCAAGAAGACCGGTTGCTGAGTTAGCCTGGCCAGTTGCGTTAAGAGTTCCTGCACCTGCGATTTCGCCTGTGACATACTGCTCTGTGTCTTTTGCGTAAGCAAACTCGAGCTGGCGTAGAGCCTCATCGAGGAATGCTGGATTTGACTGGTCGATGAGCTCGAGGGTTGAAATCATGCGACCCTTGAACGACTTCTTGGTAACAACCAAGTAAGACGCGGTGAGCTGTGAATCGGCGATTGCCTGGTTCTCATCGATTTGGTCAACAGTTGGAACGCCAGAAATCTTAGGGATTTCGAAGGTTTTTCCAAAAGCCGGCATTGTGCCCCGGCTAATAGAATCAATAAGTGGTCTGTCAGCATTGCTGAGGAAGTTCAAGACCTCTGTTGATTGTGGTGTTGGAATCATGCCAGGAGCAGTTGTTGTTTCGTTATCTGCTGCCTTGACCCACAACTTTGCATCTTCATCATCAAGGACAGATGCCTTAAGGAAGTTTGCAAGATAGTTGCGCTTGGTGATTTCGATTCGCGGCTTTGTATAGTGTGCCGCAACTACTGTTGGGCGTGAGGCCTCTACTGCTGGAGTTTCTACTGCCTCAGGCGCAACGGACTCTGGAGTCGTATTCTCCACAGTTGCCTCGCTTTCATTTGTTGGTTGTGCGTCCTCGGCTTCTGCCTCGGATGCTGCTACCTCTAACACCTCAGCCGACTTGAATGCCGGATTCGATACCAGAGAAACTTCTTCTAAACGTGCGGCAATGATTTCAAGGACATTGCCAACTTGCTTGCTGTCGATTACTTCGACACCCACCGAAAGACCGGACCTTAGTTCTTCGCTTGCCTCGACCAAAGCGTCAGAACCACGCGAAGTAGCGCTAACACGAAATGTGGCATAAAGCGCATCATCTTCGGCGGTAATCGATTGCGCTCGCCCTAAAGGTTTCTTTGCATCATGCTCAAGAAGGAACTTAATCTTCTTAGCGTCATCCCATTGAACTGAGCCTTTTCTAAATCTGACTTTGCCAACGTTTGTCTGACCAACCTCGGTCTCCAACGGCAAAATCTTGCCGGAAATGAGACGGCGGCCTTCATCTGCCTGAATGTCAGACGCTTGGACTGTTATCTTCATTGTTATTTCCATTCGGTGATAGGTCTTCCATTTCTTGAGCATCTTCAACTGAAATCAGGCCAAGAGATAACATCTTCTCAATGGCCGTCAATCTTTCCAGCGTATCTGCTCGAAGGAATGTGTCATCGATTGCAAATCGAACGTAGTTTTGGCTGTTAGTAATGTCGTCCATGCTGAGACGCGACTCAACAGCGGTAATGAATGGCTGCAAAGCTAATGAGACAAGCTGTTTTCTTTCGTCTTTGACGTTGGCATAACTCATGCTTGTGTTTTCATCGGCAGACAGGTAATAAGCTGGAACATTGCACAGACGCGCAATCTGCGTTGTGAGATTCTGAATCAAATCAACATAGCCCATATCTTTGGGTGAAAACTGACTTGGCATGTAATCAAGAGTTGATGTGAGATATGCAGTTGTTCCACGTTGTCTTGCAGATTTCCATTGTGCCAGTAATGCTGCAACTTCGTTTTCGGAAAGGTCTGCGCCGGTGTTCTTAATGATGCCAGTTGGAGTCGGGCTTGTCGCTGCGTTATAGGCGGCTTGCTGAACTTTGTATGCTTGCCAAATGATTGTCGCTCCGGTGTCTAAAATACCTTCGCTAAGTCCCTGGAATGTGATAAGGGAACCAAGTCCGTCCATTGGTACGGCTTTGCCGTCAATGTAATACTGAGTGACATAAAAGTTATCTGGGTCAGCTTGAATGCTAACTCTCTGAGGTGCAATCCATTCGAAGCGAGCTGGACGACCATCATCAGAATAAACTTCGGTTACTCTCCAGTACGCAACTCCATTGAATAACAAACTGTCGATGGTCCAGGCTAGAGTCACACTTCGTGGTTGTGAAATGCTTGGTTGCTCAAGCCATTTTGGCGAGCCCAATCTTTCGTCAGTTGATTTGCGATAAAGATGCAGCGGAATGGATGCAATAGTTCCGGCGATGAGATTGCGACATCTGATAATGGCTGGCAAAGACATTGCTGTTTCTCTGTCAACTTTTGTAAATAACTGCGGTGTGAAATAACTGAATGAATCAGTCATCAACGCAGGGGCATATTGGGCTTTTACCTCCGGTGTGGTTTTGTTAGTGAGGAACCTGTCCCAAAATGCCATATATCATATGATAGCACACAAATCGGACATATTACGCAAATATGGCAGGTTTTGATTGTGGCTTGAGAAGCTGATGGACGCACATGGCCAAAGCGATAGCCGCATCCACGCTTCCGGCGCTTCGGCGCCTGATGATTCTCCATCCAGCGTCATTGACCTTGGCTCCGCAGTTATTCATGGACGAAACCAGCTCAGGCTGGCCACTATGGACAATCCTCTGGTTGACAATAGCTTCGAGCAAGTCTGAACACGCGGTATAGAATATTTGGCCCGACATGTCAACTGTCTTGCATCCGCTTTGAGATAGCCGGGTTGCAATCGACTGGGTTGCATACTTGTCATAACAAAGCATCACCGGCCGATAGCGGTCCCACCAAGCCTTAATGTCAGCTGCAACTTTAAGCTCGTCAATAGCGACCTCAGACTCCCATTGCTGCATGATGCCAACGCCGATTTTGCCGTCAGGCATGATTTGTGCCGCTACTAGCGAAGCCTTCTTTTTGGTGACGGCTGTGTCCATAGCAAAGACAGTCATAGCACCGGGGTTGAGCTGCAAATCTTGAACTGTCAAGTCCTCGAAGGCTCTAAATGGCCAAGGACTGCTAATAGCCGAAATCCATTGAGACAAATGCTCGGTTCTGGCGTCATCAGGCTTGGCTGTCTTAATGTACTCCTGGACAGTTTCTAATCTAAAGTTCTCATACCCGATTGAAGGATTGGCTTGCAATATAGCGTCCACATCGGTCAAACGACAGAAATCTGGGGCCGAATACTCCCAATAGCCAAGTGACTTAGGTGGGTAAGTGTTGCCAGCTTCACGAAGCGTGTTAAGCACCTCGGAGAATGCGTCTCCGGCGTTACTACATGTCAGCAATACGCCATTAGTGGCTGTGGTCGTTGGCCTAATAGCGGCCCAGGCTTCCGAGCTAATCTCTCGAAGCTCATCCACGAAAACAAGGTGAGCAGTCTTACCACGAACGCCATCTCGCGTGGCAGCTGCTATCTCATACATGGACCCGTCAAGCAAGGTGACTGACTCTTGGCCGTTGGCGTATCGAATCTGTTTGACCTGGCTCTTAAGCTCATCATTAGATTCGATGACATCGATGACCTGACGGAAAGTATCGATTGCCATGTTGCGATTGGACGACAAGCCAATCACCCTGCTCTTTCGTGGCTCTGCAAACAACTCATAAAGGATGCGCATTCGCGCTAGGTGAGTCTTTCCCATCTGTCTTGCGATGATGAGCAGTTGCAGCGTGTGAACGTACTCGCCGCGTTTGTTTGTGACCATCATTCGCTCGGCCACGTACTTTTGCCAGGGAAGCAATGGCTGTGCGTAACGGGCTACCCACTCAGCAAAC